TTCTCTTCTTCCTTCTTCTCTTCTTTTTCAAAGTATTTTTTTAAGTACAGTCCTACTTCACGCCTTGAAAGTTTTTCCCAAAATAAATTAATCATTTCTCTTTCTTCCCATTCATCAATAACAAAACAATTCACAATGCGATGTGTTACTTGTTCCGGATGTTTTTTCATTAAATAATCATTTTCAAATTTTCTATAAACTCTATAACCTTCTTCCGAGAGACTTTCAAAAAATTCTCTACGAAATTTTTGAATTTCAGTTTCAACCATTGTATTAACTCCTATTGCATATTATATCATATTTTCAGAAAAAGATATTTATTTAATACCTATCTTTTCAATTTCATCTTTTTCTTTTTTTATCAAACTTTCAATTTTTTCTTCAATTGCATATTTTTCTGTTAATCCGTTAAATTTTATCTTTGCTATTCCTCTTATGCTGCACTTATTTTTTTGAATCTCCATTTTCAAATCAAATTTTTCTTTTAAACTTTCATTCAGAATATGCTCAACACATTTCAATACAGAAGCACAATGAAAATAAAAATCTATTGCTTCTAGTTTTTTTTCCGAAAAATTATATTTTAAATTCACTTTTTCAGAAATTATTCGAGCATAGTCCTTTGTTAAAAAGATTGACTCAATGTAACCTATACGACTTTCAATAATTTCAATATTGTTTGCCATTCTGTTTAAAAATGTTTTTTTATCCATCTTTTTCGCCTTTCTTTTTATGTTCCCTTATTACTCCAGTGTTCCTCTGCTTACACTTTTTACATTTATAGTCAAATGTGATATACCCATTAAATTCAAATGTCCCAAGAGTATTCCCACAAGTTTTGCATTTTATTTTTATTTTTCTGCTCAAAATAGTTCCTCCTACTTCTCTTCAATTATTACGATAGCATTATCTATCATAATTCTTCTATTTCCTTGTTCTATAAGATTAAGAGATACCATGCTGCTTTCTTCTGCACTTCTCACTCTCATAAGTCCTTCATATGTTTTTATTAATTTGCCATCAAGAGTGTAAACCTCGACTTTTCTTTTTAATCCTTCTGTACTACTTTCCCAGTCTTTTTTAGTATCTTCCCAGTTTGCACAACTTCCCAAAATTCCCATTACCACAATTCCTAATAATATTTTTTTCATTTCTTTTCCTCCTCGTTTTCACTCCATATTTTTCTTAATCGTGTAGTATAGAGTCTAGCTTTTATCTTAGTCATATTTTTTGATATTGCATTTCCAAAGACTGTAAGCAGTAAAAAGTAAACAGTATTAATAAGTGTTGTCTTTATTATTTCTAAAAATGTAGTTGCCTTCTTTACTTCCAGTGTCCAATTCTTGATTACAACAATCATTAAAAAAAATACTATCACTCCAAATATCAAGTTGATAATTCTTTTTACTGTCCACTCTATTTCCTCATCTTCGTTACACAAATCAGCAATATAAGCTGCAAGTGTGGTTAAAATAACACCAAAAAAATAAATCATAACTATTTTTATCACGCTTTCACTCCTAATCTTTTTTCTAAGTTTTCTATTCTATCTAATAACTTTTCTATAATGTCATATAATTCATCCGAATGCTCATTATTCTTGCTATTACTGAAAATTCCTACTGCTTTTTGTACTTCTTCATCTGTATAACCTTGTTTTTTCAATTCAAGCATTCCAGCCAACATTGTAGCAAATGCTCTTGATTCATTTTCAAAATTTGTTTTCATATTTTTTACTCCTAACTCTTAAATTTTGCTATATTTTCTGCTATGTAATACCCAGCTTGTAGTCCAAAGCTTATTATTTCCCCACTCTCATCTTTTAAAACTGGGAAACTCAATATTTTCAACAGTAACATCATATTTTCTTGATATATCGCTGAAGAATATTGCTGGATATCCGTTTTCGACTATATCTTTTCTTCCAAAAATATCCTTTTTACTGTTAAAATTTATATTAAATATATCGCCGAGCCTCACTGTTGCAATGCCGTGAACAGACTGAATAACTTCAATTGCTTCTCTTGTGGTGTCATCGAACTGCATTTTTTACTTCCTTTCAACTGTTTTTCAAATTTATCACATATGAACCTAACTTTTTTTATATTTCCGAGTACATCTATGTTAGCTCCTAGTTCGGATTTTAGAAATATTTCAATTTCAAGATTCTTTTCAAAACTTTTTATCCAGCTCTCTGAAATAGTTTTGTTAAGTTCTTCAATATTAATTTCTTCTTTTTCGATAACTTCATGCGGAGTTTCCCATCTGAAATTTTCAGGTATTTCAGAAATCTCATGATGTATTTGTTTTTTTGATTTGCAGTCATATATTTCCTGTTCCAGTTCTCTTGTTGTTTTTTCTTTATCTACAACAATAAAAATTACTTCTATTGATGTATCATCAAAGGCATTTCTTATCAAGTTCAATTCAGCCAAATTATTTCCTATCAGTTCCCTGAATTTTTGTTCCGTTTTTCTGTAACATACTCCAGGGAACAAGATATAAAAGGCAAATCTTTCAGTATATTTCAATGATTTTAAAACAAATATATCATCTACTTTTCCACTTTTTTTCCATCCAAATTCCTTTTGAATATTCTCTTTTTCCTCATCTGTCAAACTTTTGAACTCTATTGAAAATGGTGGATTCATAACAACTGCATTTACTATGAAGTCATTACGGTTATAGTTGAAGAAACTCTTTATCTCTAAATCTGTATCGACATAATTTTCTCTTGCCACCAGAACTGACTGCTCCTGAATGTCCACTCCATATAACTTAGACGGATTTATAAACTGCTCAAGCTGTCCACTCCCCACTGCACCATCAAATATTGCAGGATTATCAATTCCAACATATTTTTTTACTTTCTTTGCCACATATTGCCTTAATTCTGTTCCTGTAATGTATTCAGCTAATTTCTTTGCTATTTTCCTGTTATTATGTTCCTTAAAACTCATTTTGACCTCTCTATCTTTTTACTATTACGTCATCATAATATCCCTCTTTCAGTCTTTTCCTGAACAGCTTGAAATGCCTAGGATAAACATCCAGTAACTCATAAACCAGTTGAGGATTAAGCCAAACTCCCTCTATATGATATAAATCCTCAAAATGCCTTTTTCCTCTATTGTGGAACAGATTATGATGTTCACGGCATAAACTCATGAATGGAGTTTTAAGACCATCATCCTGATCCATTCCACCAATTGTATTGACATTATTATAATGATGTAAATCAACTGTATTGTATTCATCATGCACTTTTCCACATATGCAGCATGTCCTTTTTCTCAAGCATGCTATAACATATCTCTGAGTGATATTGTCTATTTCTAATATGTGTTTATACCTTTTATCGTGTTTTCCTAAAATATAAAGATTTACCCCCATTTCAAGTGCCTGTTCAATTATAAACGCTATAAAATCATTAGCTGTCTGCATATCGCATCTAGCTGTCGAGAAATCTAATCTGTCAGTTGCTATTGCAAACTGTTCTTTTATGACTTCTTTTATTTCCAAGAGAGTATATCCAAGTTCCTCTCCAAATTCTTTTAAAAGCACATGAATTAATCCATTCTGTGCCTGAGAGAGTTTTTTAACTGGAATTACTTTAATCGGTAAATTATTAAAATACTCTTCAAGCTCCGTTTTTAGCCCGGCAGTTACCTTTTCGACTGGTAATGTAATTACAATCTGACTGTCTAGGATTTCAGCATTTGCCATTTTTTCATTGCTCTCCTAACTTTTTTGAATCTTAAGTTTTCAAAAATTCTTGTATTCATTCTGCAAAAATCATGCTCATCTTTGCTTAAAACTTCTCCTATTTTCAGCTTGTCTTTTATGATTCCAATTTTTTCAATTTGTTCTTCTATCATTTTATTCATTCCTTTCAATTACTTCATCGATTATTTTTTTTATTTCGCAAAAACTCTCATACCCACCTTTCAACGTTTCATATTCAATAAAATCTTCATCAAAAACACAATCTAATTTATATTTTTGTCCTTTTAAATAATCTTCCATATTGGCTTTTGAATCAAAATCGTAAAAATCAAAAAAAGAAAAATATATTTTGATGTACTCATTTTCAATTGTATTTATCCCATACATTCGGTATTCAGAAGAAGGATGTTCATCAAATTCAACCTCATATTTTCCTATTTTTTTTATTTTTTCAATAATCTTTTCAAAATTTTCATTAGTTGCAATTTTTTCATATTCCTTTATTTCCTTAGAATATTTATTTGTTATTTCTTCAACTTCTTTTTTCCAATCATCTAGTAAATTTTTATAACTCATTGCTCCTCCTAAAAAAATTTTTTTCTGCTAATTACGTTATATTTTTTATATTATCTATTATTTCTTCTATATCTGTCTCATAAAGTTTTAATGCCACTTTGTACAGATTATCTATATGCCCAAATTTGTCAGCATATTCTATTGTACTTTTGCATTTATCTTTCGGTCTTATTTGAGTTTCGTTGTAGCCTTGCATTCGAGCTTTCAGGTCTATATGATGTGTTTCTCTGAAACATTTATATAGTTCATTCCAACGTTCCCTAAAATTTGCCCCCTTGTGTTTTACAACTCTTCCCAGTATTATTCTTTTTTGATACAGGTCAATATTTTCTGTTATTCCTTTTATGATTTCCTTGTTATAATCCAGTTCCAGTCTTATATCATCTAGTTCCTTTTTATAACTTTCAATCATTCTGTGCTGAATCTGATTAGCCTTCATTAAAATCATTTCAGGACTGTTCCATTTATTTTCACAGTCAATAAAGTATTTTCTTATTACTCTTCCTTTATCATTATTTTCAATCATAGCTAGTTCTTTTGCCATATTTATTTTTAAAAGATGGTCTATATACTCACTTGTATTTCCTTGAGCTGTTACTTTTTTTTGAGTAATAGCTATAAAGTCAATATTTTCAATGAATCCATACTCCTTAACTCTTTTATTTACCCAGTCATTGTATCTTGTTTTCACTTCTAAAAATTTATGCAATTCTCTTGCACTTACGATTTGTTCATTGATTTCATTTATTTCTATTTTTATCAATTCATTCATACTTTTTTCTCCTTTTATCTAAATGTTTTATTTTTTATTCAACTTATACAGTAAATAAAGACTAAAAAGCATTACTACTGTCTGTAAGAACTTTGCATTCGTCAGTATTCCCATTATTCTAACTCCTCTATCCATATATGAATCTCGTCTCGTAACATTCCAATTTCCTTTTCTCCTGATAACTTATATATTTGACAGTCATCTTCAAATATTAAACCTTTCATACTGTCAATTAACAGTTTAAAACCATTATCAACATCTATTTTGCTACGATTTTCTTTATACTGAAATAAGATTTTAACTTTTAAGTTATTTTTTAAAGGCTGCTCTTCTGTGAATTGTTCTTTCAAAAATTCTTGGCAGTCTTCTTTAAATTTTTTTCCCTTTCTGCTTAAAAACATTTTTTTCTGGGACATCCTATAAGCAGAATTCCAGCTCAAAGCTTTCAATGGTATTATAAATCTATACATAGCTTACCTCTTTGAATTCCCAATCAGTTTTTCTTCTGAAATCTCCTTTAAGACATCAGATACTAAATCATATAACTCAATGCTTTCCAAATCCAGTTCTTCGATTTTTTTCTCTATTTTTATTCTAAATTCAGAAAAAGTTATCTTGTGTTTGTCAATATACCCCTTAAAGCTCGGATTACTATTCACTGTGACATTCCAGTAAGTTAATAAATTATCCCTTGTTTCTCTCTTAATAGTTACTGTATCACCATGTTCTTTAACTATAATCTGTATGAATTTTTCAGTTATTTTTTGTTCTGTTATTGCTCCATTTTCTAAATTTCTATCACTTAACATTGATTTTTTAACTACTCCGAATATCTTTTCATTAATCACTTTTCTTCCTCCTGATTTTTATTTAAAATAATGAAATTTGGCTTTCACTTTCAATGATTTTTTCTATTCTTTCTGCCACTTTAGTCCATGACATCTGCATTTTTTCAGTATTTATGCCAGTTCTTTTTACAAACTCGACCCCCTCTGAATCATATGAGCAACTACTTATAAAATCCCCATATCCTGGTATACCCCAACCTC